AGATGCTATGGAATGTGCTACCTTAAGAACCGCCGTTCAGGATTTTCTTTTATGAGTTCAGCTGAAACAGTTAACTTAGCCACTATATCGAGTGATAGTAGATATGGGATACTCTCTAAGTCTGGTGCCGATGCAAAAAAGATGTTCACAGATAAGGTTGTGCCGATATCAGTAAACTACCCTTTCTTTTTCAAGCCGATACAAGATGGTATGGATCGGCCAAAGTCTGAGTTAGCTTATAGAGTTCCATCTACAAAGTTTACTCGTAAGAAAATACAGAGTAATGAAAGATTAGAGGAACTTGCAGGGCTAGATACAACTATTGACTGGAAGAACACGGGGGACAATAGCTATGACGGTGAGAAGCTAAGCTTACTGGTTCATGATGAGAGTGGTAAGTGGGAGAGACCTGATAATATATTAAACAACTGGCGAGTTACAAAGACTTGCTTAAGACTTGGTAGTAGAATCGTAGGGAAATGCCTTATGGGATCCACTTCAAACGCGCTAGATAAAGGAGGTCGTAATTTTAAAAAACTATACAATGACTCAGATGTTGCAAAGCGAAATCGTAATGGACAAACGAAGTCTGGGCTGTATTCTCTCTTTGTCCCAATGGAATGGAACTATGAAGGATTTATTGACGAATACGGATTTCCAGTCTTTGATAATCCAGGTGATGCAAAAAGACTGGGACCGGACGGTGAACTAATAGATGTTGGAGTTGTAGATAGTTGGGAAAATGAGGTTGATGGTTTAAAAGAAGATCAAGATGCTCTGAATGAGTTTTACCGCCAGTTCCCTAGAACTAAAGAGCACGCGTTTAGAGACGAGAGCAAAAGCAGTATCTTTAACTTAATGAAGATATATGAGCAGATAGACTACAACGAAGGGAGTAGGCACGCTGCTCACACCACAACCGGTAGTTTTGGTTGGGTTAATGGAATTAAGGATTCAAAGGTGGTGTTTCACCCAGATCCAGGAGGAAGATTTAAAGTAAGCTGGGTACCACCAGCTCATTTACAGAATAAACAAATAATAAAAAATGGTATTAAGTTCCCAGGCAATGATCATATTGGGGCGTTTGGGTGTGATAGCTATGATATTAGCGGCACTGTCGATGGTAAAGGATCGAAAGGGGCCCTTCACGGACTAACGAAGTTTTCTATGGAAGATGCTCCTTCGAGCACGTTCTTTCTAGAGTATATAGCAAGACCACAGACCGCTGAGATATTCTTTGAGGATATGCTTATGGCCCTTGTGTTTTACGGGATGCCTATACTAGCAGAGAACAATAAACCAAGACTATTGTACTATCTACGCCGAAGAGGCTATAGAGGTTACAGCATGAACAGACCAGATAAGGTTTGGAAAAAGCTATCAGTTGCCGAAAAAGAGGTGGGTGGTATACCAAACTCAAGCGAAGATATTAAACAAGCCCATGCCTCAGCGATTGAGATGTACATACAAGAGCATGTAGGTCATCTAGGCGAAGGCAACTACGGGACAGTATACTTTAACGAGTTACTAAACGACTGGGCTAGGTTTGATATAAACAAGAGAACAAAGCATGATGCATCTATAAGTTCTGGTTTGGCCATTATGGCCTGCAACAGACACCTGTATACGCCTAACGCTAAAATAGAAATACAACCCTTGGATTTGACTATAGCAAAATATAACAATAAGGGATCTAACTCCCAGATAATTAAATAAGCATGGCTATTTATGATAACTTTCCTTCTCAAGCGGTCCCTGACCTAGAGAAAATAAGCCATGAATATGGGCTTAAGGTAGCTAGAGCTATAGAGCAAGAGTGGTTTAGAGATTCACACAACAATAGGTTTTCGCATACTCAAGGTAAGTACCACAACCTAAGGCTGTATGCCCGAGGCGAACAGTCGATCCAAAAATATAAAGACGAATTATCTATAAATGGCGATTTATCTTATCTTAACTTAGACTGGAAACCAGTACCTATTATACCGAAGTTTGTGGATATAGTGGTTAACGGCATGTCTGAGAGAATGTTTAATGTTAAGGCAAATTCTCAAGATCAATACGGTGTTAGTAAGAGAACTGAGTACATGGAGTCTGTTATCCGTGACATGGAGAGCAAGGATTTCAACGACCAAGCAGCCTCGCTACTTAGCGTAGATTTATACGAAACAGACCCCAGCCAATTACCAGATACAAAAGAAGAGTTAGATCTACACATGCAGCTCACATACAAGCAAGCTGTAGAGATAGCAGAGGAACAAGCTATTGATGTGTTACTTAAAGGTAGCAACTATGATCTAATACGCCGTAGGATGCTTTATGATCTGACTGTGCTAGGTATTGGTTGCGTTAAAACTAATTTTAACTGGAGCGAAGGGGCTAAAGTAGAGTACGTTGACCCAGCGAATATTGTGTACTCGCACACAGAGTCTCCTTACTTTGATGACATATACTATATTGGTGAGGTGAAGACTATACCAATTAACGAACTAGCTAGGGAGTTTGAAAACCTTACAGAAGCAGACTTAGAGGGTATACAAAAAAGGTCTAGCAGTAGGTATATTGACTCTAGGCGAGCTCAGTCGTACGACCACAACCAGGTTCAGATTTTATACTTCAACTACAAGACCTACACTAACAACGTTCACAAAGTTAAAGAAACTGGCATGGGTGGGCAGAAAGCAATCGAGAAAACCGATGCTTTTAATCCTCCTAAAAACATGGAGGGTGATTACGGAAAACTACAAAGATCAGTTGAGTGCTTGTTTGAAGGCGCTATGATCCTTGGTACAGACAAACTTCTAAAATGGAAGAAAGCGGAGAACATGATGCGGGAAAAATCCGACTTTAATAAAGTTAAGATGAACTACGCTTTAGTTGCCCCAAGAATGTACGAAGGCAGAATAGAGTCTATAGTTAGTAGAATCACTGGTTTTGCTGATACAATTCAGTTAACGCACCTTAAATTACAGCAGGTTTTATCTCGCATGGTACCCGATGGAGTATACCTTGACGCGGATGGACTTGCTGAAATAGACTTAGGCAACGGAACTAACTACAACCCGCAAGAGGCTTTAAATATGTTCTTCCAAACGGGTTCGGTTATAGGTAGATCACTTAACAGTGACGGAGATCAAAACCCAGGTAAGATCCCTATTCAACAAATATCAAATGGAGCTGGGCAGAACAAAATGGGTAATTTAATCCAGACATACAACTATTATCTTCAGATGATACGCGATGTGACAGGATTGAATGAGGCCAGGGATGGTAGTATGCCAGACCCAAAATCGCTAGTAGGTGTTCAAAAGCTTGCCGCTGCAAATTCCAACGTGGCTACTAGACATATTTTGTTAGGGTCGATGTTCTTGACAACTCAGATCGCCGAGGCTTTATCTCTACGTATATCAGATATATTAGAGTATTCGCCCACGGCTGACGCTTTTGTTCAAGCTATTGGGGCACACAATGTAGCTACTCTAAAAGAGATGTCTGAATTACACTTGTATGACTTTGGTATATTTATAGAACTAGAGCCCGACGAGGAGGAGAAGCAGATGTTAGAGAACAACATTCAAACGGCTTTGTCTCAGAAGTTAATTGACTTAGATGACGCTATTGATATTAGAGATGTTAGAAATGTAAAACTAGCAAATCAACTGTTAAAAGTTAAACGCAAAAACAAAGCTAAGCGAGATCAGAAACTTGAACAAGAAAATATGCAAGCCCAAGCAAAAGCCAATGCGGAAGCTCAACGCTCCATTGCTGAAATTGAAATGCAAAAAAATCAAGCAAAGGCTCAAAACGATATCCAGCTGGAATCTGTCAAGGGCGAAACAAAGCTCGGCTACCTCCAAGAGGAGGTAAGGCTAAAGAAAGAGCTCATGCAGTTTGAGTTTGATCTTAACACTTCTTTGCGCGACCAAGAAAGACAATCGACTGAGAAAGTAGAGGGAATGAAAGAGGCTGGTAAAGATAAGCGAGAAAATGTTAAAGCAAGTGCTAAAAAGTTTGAGTCTTCAGGTAATGATATACTAGGAGGCGGAATGGGTTTGGATAAATTCACCCCACAGATAGGTAATTAATTATATAATATTTTATTATGGCTAAAGCTAAAAAAGAAGAGGTGACCGAAGAGGTCATCCAAGAAACTCCTCAAGTAGAGGTTGTAGAAGAACAAGCCCCAGAGCTTGATCTAGAGAAATTTGAAAGTAAAGATGATCCAGACATCGCTAAGGTAGATTTAAGTAAACCAGTAGAAACAGTAGATGAAAACCAAACTGATCTCGAAGAAGCAATTGAAGAGGTTACACAAGAAGAGGTGCTTGATGTCGAAACACCCGCGCTTGAAGAAGTAACAGACGAGGAGCCAGTAACCGAAAAAGAGGTTATTGAAGCTTTAGATGCCAACGAGGAGACTGGTAGGGCTATACCTGAAAATGTTCAGAAGCTAATGGATTTCATGGACGAGACTGGTGGAGATCTTCAGGACTACGTTAACTTAAATAGAAACGTTAAAGACCTAGACAGTCAAGAAGCTTTGCTTGAGTACTACAAAAGAACTAAACCTCATTTAGACTCGGAGGAGATAAACTTCCTTATGGAAGATAACTTCTCATTTGACGAGGACGTAGATGATGAAAGAGATATTAAACGAAAAAAATTGGCCCTCAAAGAGCAAGTTGCCGAGGCCAAGACCTACTTAGACGGGCAAAAGTCTAAATACTATGAAGAGATCAAAGCTGGAAGTAAGCTCACAACTGAGCAGCAGAAGGCGGTAAATTTCTTCGACCGATACAATAAAGAGTCAGAGCAGACGCAGAGAACAGCTCAGAGACAAAAGAATGTATTTAACAAGAAGACCGAGCAGGTCTTCAACGACGGGTTCAAAGGTTTTGAATACAATGTTGCAGGTAAAAAATACAGAGTTAATGTCAATGATGCAGGTTCGGTAAAGCAAGATCAGAGTGATTTAAGTAACTTTGTGGGAAAGTTTCTCAACGAAGACAACACTATGAACGACGCTAAAGGTTACCATAAGGGCTTGTATACAGCTACGCATGCTGACGCAGTTGCTAATCACTTTTACGAACAAGGCAAGGTAGACG